CCTGAAACATTTAAATGAGTATCAACAGCAGCATCATTATATGAGCCACCGCCGCCACCGCTTGCTTGTTCAACCCAAGTATATGTACCATCAGCATTTGTCTTTAATACATAATCAGATGTTTCTGAATTAGTAACATTATTAGCATAAACATAAGGAGCAAGTGGGTCTGTATAATTTAGTATTGTACCACCAGAAGTATCTGCTAATAATTTTCTCCATGAACCGTGTGCGTAATATAAAGCACCAGTATCATGAGCGTGGCCAATTGCTCCATGGTATGTGCTTGGACTATTAGCGGTTAGGTTTGCAAATGTATCATAATAAAATGATACTTTGTGAGGTTTTCCGTATAAATCTAAATTCCCATTGGAATCAAATATACTAGTAAGTGTTGTTGAAGTTCCAAAATTAAAATATATTTCGTTAAAATTGTCGTTGACTTTATCGAACGCATTACGTAACGGGTCACCTGACCCATCATTCGCAGATGCACCGATGTTAATTACTTGCTTGGCCACAGCAGTTTCTCCTTTAAATTATTAAATATTTATTATGCCGGTTCATGGTCGGCAGTAACATAGGTACTATCAACAGTATAGTTTGTTACTGACGCCTCTAAAATATCTGTGTTCGCTCGGTCGAGTGGCGAACCCCTTCCATCGTCATTAAATAGTCGTAAAAATCGTGCTTTAGTTGTTCCAGTATTATCATACTTATAAATGAAATCACCAAACATTTTTGAACCGGCGAGGTGAACATTTTCTTTAAGTAATTTTTCGTACTGGCTTTTATCAATAGTTGATTTAATTTGATATGAATACTCTTGATAGAAATTACTATCTTGTATTCTTATACCAGCGCTATAGTAACTATCAATTGCTTGACTATTTGCAGTTTGAGTTATATAACCATCAACGTGAGATGAAAAATCTTTCCAATATCCTTTATTTTTTCCTTGTTCTTCTGCTGTAACTGTCCCAGCAGCTAATTCTAATGTTTCATCGGCTGGATTGTATATATTAGCTTTTTGACCAGTAATATAAGCAAATCCAGAGTTGTTAACTGCAACCTCTTCGATATATCCAGTTTCGTAAACTGCTCTAGCATCAATAACTGCGTTATCACCATACGCTCTACTTGAATAATCAATTGAAACACCTGCAACTTCAAAAACATCATTATTAGTTCTTATTATATCGTTAAGTCCAGAAAGCCCATTCCACGAGTTAGGCAAAATATAAAGAACATTATTTGGTATATCAATAGAAGTTACTTCGGCAGTTGTACCAGTATTTTGTTCTGTAATAATTTCACCGCTATTAAATAAAGCGGCTTGACCTGCATTACTTAATCTTAATACTTGACCTTTCTTATCAAATTTAGAAATTAAATCATCTTTTGCTCTAGCAAAGATATCAAAATCGTAATTAGCACCTTTGTCAATATTTTCAAATAAAGTAATTTTACCAACTTGAATACCTGATATGTCAAACGCTTCATCTAAAGGTGTAGCTAAAGTAACTGGACTTGCTGAACCAGACATTGGTGCAGTAGCTTCATAGTCTGCAGCATTAAGTTGTGTAGTTAAATGTGGTTGAATTAAATCTGTAATTAAATTGACTGTTTCTACATTTGAAAGTTCTGCTATAACTTGTGTGTTAGCATTTTGTGGATTACCGTCTGGATAAAGAATACCTGGAGAAGAATCATTAAAAGCTGAAACGTTTTGTTGAATACCTGCAACTGTAAGATTGATATTTGGACTTCTGTCCATTGTAGAAATTGCACGCGTTTGGTCAAAACCGTTTGTATTTACTTTATTAGTAAACTTAACACCAATGTTAGTTTCATTTTGTCCTATAACAATTGCTTCATTACCATTTGTGTCGTTTAATCTTTCGTATGGCTCAAATTGTACAGTATTGGTTCGGTCTGTAATAATAGATTGTTCTGAAACTAAAAGACTTGTATTTGCAACTGTATATCCATAACCACCGCTATCAATTTCGTATCTTGCAACAGCAGGAGCAATCCCACTTACTTTAGTAACAATACCTTCACCGCCGACTCCGTCTCCTTCGGTTGCTTTAATTAAAACATTTTCACCAACAGTACGATCCGGTTCGAACTGGTCTGTAACTGTAAATGCACTTAAAGAGCCATTAACAGAACCAAATTCTACAAGCTCTTTATTAATGTTAGTGTAAATAGTATCATATTTTTCAAATACACCTTTTACGTTATCGATGTAAATAACAGGTGTAAATCTACCATTAATTAATATTGAATTGATTTTTGTTACTGAAGCTTCAGCTTGTGAAATCGTACCAGTAATAACACGGTTAATTAAATCAGAATAACTATATTGAACACCTAAAGGGCTAGTAAATAGATTATCGTTCGGAGTCATCTGAAGGAAATTGCCTTCTTTCCATTCAGAGTTTGAAGGTTTAAACATTTTAGTAGATGGATAAAATACTTCAATGTCATACTCTTTATAGAATGTTGCAAAGAATAATTCAATACCAGCCTTAGTACCTTTTCTACGATAAAGGTCTAATATATTTTTAACAAGAAATGGTATGATACTTTCTTTTAGCTCGAGGTCAGCTAAATATTTGTTTTTATAGAAAATAAGTAAATCTTTAATTGTCGTGTCGATATCTCTATATTCAAAAAATCTTCGTGATACATAAGTTGATTGATTGGATGTTGTTTCCATCCACTTATAATAATCACGAGCTAGCTGAACTAATTCTTGCCCACTTTCACGATAGATAGCAGGGAATTGTTGATTAATAAAAAAGCTTAACGTCTTTTCTATCTGCGAATAATTTTCAGCCATTCTTTATTTTCCTGTATTAATAACTGCTGCCACTGCTTGAATTATTATTTGTTAGTGTTCCAATTGCAGAGGAAGAAGCAGTTGTACCAGTAGTTGGTTTCTCATCAATTATTAAATTAACTTTTACATCATCATCTCTTATAATAAACACACGACCTTGCGGTGCAGATATATCACTCTTCTTAGTACGAACCATTATTTTAATTGCTCTTCCGTCATATGCTTCAACTTCGACTGTATTTAAAGTCACTATTCCATTTACGTAATCAACAGTACCGACATTAGGTTTAAATATTGAAGGATTTGTTGCATCATCAACAATAAACATTAAATTACCTAAGCCGTCGTCTTGTATATAAACACATGTTCCATCTACATCAAATGGTGTACTCTTTACTGCAGGTTTATATTCACTAAATCCGTTTGCTTCTCTAAATGGATATGGTTTAACTAATTCAGTTTCAAATTTAAACGATGGTGTTACTCGAGTATTAACAACTGGACTCCAATCAATAATTGGCATAATAGTTAATCCTGTACTTTGTATTGCAGTATCAACAGCATCAACTTTGGCAGTTAGTTTACTTCCTCGTAATTTTGTATTAAAATCTTCTAATGTATTTTCTGAATAATCATTAATTGCAGCTCGTACTAATGACTCGAGTTCGTCTTTTGATTTTTCTGTACTCTTATTACTATAAACGATATCAGCAACAACATCTGCATATACAAATTTTGTTTGTACAAATATCGGTTCAATACTTAACGGGCTCTTTTCTGCCAAATAGTTAATATAAGTATTTGCAAGTGTTGAACTAATACTTGTTGTTTCTGAATCTAAATAAACTGAAACAGCAACACGACCAAATTGAGGCGGGTCAAGTTCTTCACCACCATAAGCACTTACTGCTGTAATTTCTGGAAATGCTTGTTGTAATAATATTTCATAATCTTTTGTTGTTACTGCGCGCTCTTGGACTGCTAACGATTTAGGTGCAAAGTATCGAATAGATTCCATACTTTCGCGCTCTTGGCCACCAGCTGCTGCATTGATAGTTGTTACGTCTATAGTTGCACCTTCAATAAAACTTGCGCTAAATGAGTCTGCACCATTTGCTAATTCACCAGAACATACACGATATCTTACACGTACATCTTCAAACTCTTCTGGTTGTAAACCAAATTCGTTTTTACCAAAATAAACTGCATATCTGTTATCTAAATAAGGCTCTAAATAAAATACTTTATCGTCTGGTTTAACACCATAAATTGTATTAGCACGAGTAAATATATTTCTATTTTCTGTTTCTTCAGCGTCAACGAATACAACGATAGAGTCTGTATCAACTTCGTCATTTGTTAATTGAACACGAAGTACTCCATCAGCATCAACAATAAATCCTTCTCTTTGGAATGATGCCAACATTGACCCTTCAAAAATTTGTACGTTATCTGCTACGAACGTATCGGGTGCTATTCTTCTTGCAACATATGTTTGATTAGTTACGAAGGTAAATAAATCACCTTGGTAATTTGCTGTAAATGTAGAATAAGTTGGAATTGTAATTGTAGTATTTGTTTCTTCTGTATCAGTAATAGTAACACGAACTGTAGCTGTTGCTGATTTACGAGAGCGAGGAATATAATTTAATTCTTTTGCATGAGAAACGATTGAGTTCTTTAGGGCGGCCGAGTCTAAAAACATCTCATTCATTGTCATGTTTGTGTAGTAATTATTTTGGAAAGTATTAAATGCTAGTACATCAAGTAATGCACTCATATTTGAACCTTCAAAATTATAATCTTTGAATTGAGTCTGCGTTTGCAAATATGATTTAAACTGATTTTTGATTGCGTCAAAATCCAGTTCAGTAATTGGAGTTTTTGGATTGGCCATCTTATCTTATCCTTTCTAAAATTAAATCAAGTGTGATTGGTCTGTCTACGTTTCGAACGTAGAATTGTATTACAACACTTACTTGGTTATCGTCATATAAACTTGAAACTGACACATCAATAAGTTCAGCTCTTGGTTCGTATGTTATAATTGTTTGTCTGCATCTATTTTCTATTTTCTTTAATGTTGCTGGGGTAATGTTATCAAACAATAATGCATTAATACCGCCACCGATAAATGGCTGCATTAATCTTTCACCTGGATTTGTTAAAATTAAGTTTCTAATACTTTCTTTTACAGCATCTTCATCTTTAAGTAAAGCTAAATCTTTTGATATAGGACTAACACGCAAATCTTTATGAAAGTCACTATATAAGTTTGGCTTTTTACTTATAGGTGTTTTTACATTAATTGTCATCTTGGTATTTCTCTTATATCTAAATGGATATGTGTGTCATAAATTACAATATATTTAAATCCACTTTTTAAAGCATTATTTGTAAAGACTTCAGTCCAATCTAAACTACCTGGATTTTCTTTAAAAACACTATCCATTTTAATATCTATAACAAGTCCGCCCATGTGAATATCATCTTTGGGCCCAGGTGGCTCTAAATTTTCATTATATGTTTTATTTATCCAACCATTAGTAATTATAAACTGAATACCATAAATTGATTGTAATCTTTTTAAATAAACTTTAACGTCTAAATCTACGTTAGTATATGCTTTTCTGCCTATACCTTCTTTTTCATCAAAAACTTTACCTTGCACTTTCCATTCACTTGCGGACCCTTTAAAAACTGCTCCACAAGATGGTAAAGATTCATAATCATCAGCTGTAATTGGTTCAACAATAATTGGTTCTTCACCAGTTGGTGTTAATCTCTTAACACCATTTTCACCATTCCAATCCCCTTGTAATCTATTTATGTCATTTCTTCTCTGTTCAGCTGAAAATCTTATAGCTCCATTACGAATTGCTGTTGATGTATTAGCATTTGAAATTGTTTGAAGTCTTCTAACTATTCTTTCGTAACGATTACCGTAATCATCTAATGGGTTTTTAATTTCATTTATGAGTGCTTCAATATTAGATGCTAGAGCACAGAATCTAAGTACTAAGAATTGAGCTGATTCTAAATCAAGGTTATCAAATAATCCAACTGCATAATTTATAAAGCCTTTGACTTTATCTTTAATTTTTAGTTTTTCTTCGTCACTTAAATCTTCACACAAACTTTCTTTCACGGTCATAATATATTTTGTATGCTCTTTATCAATAGCTGTAACAAAATCTTGTATATGTTCTGAAGGTTTAAAGTTATTAATAGCATCTTCAAGCTTTGCCCAAGCTTCTTCGATAACATTAAATATTTTCTCTTCAACTTCATCAATTATTTTTTGAATAATTGCTTGCTGAACAAAAGCTGGAAGACCTTCATAATCTGCACTTAATTTCTTATAAAGATTTTTAGCGTCAGTAATAATTGCATCAACTTGTCCAATTAAATCATAGAATGAATCAATCTGATTAAACAGATTTTGCATACTCTTACAGAAACCACCTAAAATACTTTCAAATATATCACCAGCGTAATATTTGTCTAAGTCATTAAGCAATTTTACTGGTGCTTGATTTAATACTTGATTTGGTGTATAATTAAATGCTTGTATAAAATCTGCAAATTCAATACTTGTAATATTACCACGTTCCCATCTATTATTTAGTGATGGATAACCTTCAGCACCGTATGAACTTTTAAAAGTTGTATTTAAATACTCGTTTACATCATAAAAATTATCGTACTTATTAAATGCAATTGCAACAGGATTAGTTTCACCTTGTTGTAAAATATTTTCAGTAAGGTCTGCAGTAAAAACGTCAATGGCTGCTAAAGTATATGAGCCATCAGAATTTGTAATAGGACCAGAATTAATAGCTTCTCTATTAATAATTGTTTGACTTCTTTTATCTACGCAAGAACTAGCCATTAGGTTTCACCTGCTTCCGTTGCTAAAGATATTATTTCTTGTGTAAATGCATTTTGAGATTCGTCTTGGTCACTACAGAATCCTATTGAATGTCCCTTAGCATTATAGATATTATCTTTTGTATACACGTTATAAGTTGGAGGCTCAGGCATTTGAGCTCTTGTAATACCTAATCCGCCTTGCGGTAACACGTTAATATCAAATCCAAAAACTGAGAATGGTGATGTTAATACTGATGCTATGAAACCAGGGCCATTTCCATTTGGATACGCAACACCTGAAACTTGACCTGGAACAAATGAAGGTATAGCTAAGCTTATTGCTGGAATAGTAATTGGTGGTATCGTTGGAATAGCTGGTACAGTTGGAAGTGTCATAATACGACCTGGTCCAGGCAGACAAGTGCCACCGCCCGATGGTGCAATAGGCGGAGGTGCTGCAAGAATTGTTGTATTAACAGCCTTTGCTGTAATAGCAGTTGCATTTAATGCTAGTCCACAATTTATAGTTGGTGCTGTTAACACACCAAAATTACCAGTTGTAGCATTAACTAATCCATTAACACCCACTACTGTTGGAATAGCAGTTGGTATTGTATCTGTACTAAACCCACCAATATTAACAAAAGGTGCATTAATATTAAATCCGCCTACTGGATTTACAGTAGCACTACCAGTAACACCAGGCACAGGTGGAGCTAAACCTTTAGCTGTATTAATAATTTGTCCGAAAGAATATAAATGAATATCACCTGCTGCAGAAAAACGAACTGCTTTATTTGCATAAGCACTGAATGTTAATAATGCAGTATTTTTAATATGACCTGAAACAGAATTGATTTGTTTTTCAGATTCCATTTTAATATTATTTCTACCAAATATAGTAACATCTTCGGCATTACCTTCAAGTTTAAGATTTGCGCCTCTAACATGTGCTGTCAAACCAGCATTATGATAAGAGTTACCACCAACTGCAACTTCGTGTTCACCGTGTACTATCTGCTTGTAATTACCATAGATTTCTTCTGTTTTATTACCATTAACATAAACATGAGAATTACCGTTAATCGTAACTACTGAATGACCTGATGATTCGTGTTTAGTACCAATATTAATTTCGTAACGATCGCCTTGAGCTCTTTCTGTAACACTACCTTTAGAATCAATCTGGATATATGCGCCAGAGCCATGAGTAATTTGAATACGTTCTGCACCTGGCGTATCATCAATTTCAATACTATGTCGCGCAGTTTCTATAACTCTATTATATGGATATTTCGCAGCGTAAGCTGGTGACGGTTCGTCCCAAGTTTCTTCAGAGTCTGCAATCTTTTGATTTTGTTTTGAATTAGTATATTGTTTAGCTAAATATGTTTCATCTAAATATTCAGCACGAGCAAGTCGAGAATTTTGAGGTTGACCAATATCTCTTGGTGAACTACCCTGTGCTAATAGCTCTCCGTCATAAGGAGGAGTGACTCCCCACCTTGCTTCTGTGGGTTTGTGTTTTTCTACATATTGGCCCGGTACTAATCCAAGTATCAATGGATGTTGACCTTCATCACCGTCTGTAAACATTCCAAACACAAAAGAGTTTAAAGGTGGTGGTGGATTATTAGGGTCAAAATTACCAGCTACACAAATTGCCCAAGGTAATGCTTTAGTTGGAATTTCTTCTTCTGTATTTTCACCGTGAACACCAAAGGCACGAACTTGCACCCGACCTTGAAATGTTGGGTCAACATTATTTTCTACTACCCCAATGAAAAACATTGGTTGTTTTATTCCCATTCCTCTCATTAACTATTTAATCCCACTGCATTTGCTATGTTTGTTTTCTTACCTTTATCAAAACCTGCATCACTATAACCATATTTACTTAATTGTAAACTTGTTACTAATTGACCATCTTGAACTATTTGCTGTGAAGAAATTACTAAGTATCTTCCGCTTAATCTTTTATTTAAGTTTTCTTGCCTTGCGTCATTTACTTCTTTCATATTTAAATCTATAACATTACCTGCTTGAATATCTAGACGACCAGTTGTTGTTGCTGAGCATGCCGTTGAACCAGCATGATTTAAAAACATATTTCTTCTTGCTGCTAATTCCGACATATTTGCGTTTGGTCTAAACGCACCAGAATTTTTTCCACTCCAATCTCTAATAATCATCATTTGCTTAGCATTTTCATTTGTAAAAGTTTCTTTAATAAAATCTTCTGTGTGCGGGTCTGTATCTAATTTTTCTATTTTTTTACCACTAGAGCCAGTAAATTTTCTAAATTCTTTCAAGTAACTATAGTTTTCTCTTGTTGCTGTTCTTCTTAATATATCGATTTCAAAAATTGTAGTATTATAATACCCATCATTTAATTCTGAACCAATATCAACGTGAGCGTTATTACTAAAAGTCGAGAATGTTTCAATTTGTTCTCTTGGATTTTGGCCGTCTAATTCTACATAAGGCATATAATTCATTTTCTTTATTATTTGTTTATTTAGTTCAGCATATTCATATAACCATTCATCAGATACAAAATAGAATCCATCATAATTTTCAAAAAATCTAAACATTGGAGTTGTCACTGAGCGCTCTGAGCTTAATGCTCTTTTACAAACATAAGTTATCGCTTCTTGTGGCGTATAGTCCGGTATTGTTATAGACATATTCTTTTTGGTTTGTTCGACATAAAACTTACGACCTGGGTCATTTGTTATTGAATATACTTTGGTTCCTGTCGGAAGTTGTTCTGGCACAGCAGTTTCACTCATTTTACTAAAATATTTTTTAAAAATATCTTCAACTATTTTTGAAGCTGGCTGGTTCATAAACGCTGTTATAATACTTCTTTTTGCAGCTTCATAACTCACC